CACGGGATTAAAATTAACAGGTTCGGATTGAAGACCACCAGGCTCAGTGGCAGTATTAAAGCGAAGAACACTCTGGCCAAGGTACTGAAATATGGAAGCAAAATCCGTAGGATTCGTCCATTTAGCAACGATAGACCGGAGAGAGGACCGAAAAGCAAAAGCAAGAAGCTCATCAGCAGGTGGTTCAATAAGTGTACCTTCATTATAAGATACACCAAAGCTAACGTCATCCTCATAAAAAGGGTGCGCAATAGCTGTTGGTTCACCACCACCAAACTCACTAGCAAGTCGAATAGGATTTGAAACACGTGGAAGTGTTATCGCTTCGATAGCAGCGGAAGCTGCGTAGGAGTTGGCTTGGGCTGCGTTGACGAGGGATTTGGTATGAGCACGTACGTTTCCCGTTGCTTTGGCAAGGCCAGATTTAACGAGCGATCTCTGCATTGTTGCATGACTCTTTGGTCTAGCTGGCTGAGGTTGCGCTTTCTTTCTTCGAGGCTTAGCGGAACCACTGCCTTTCGCTTTAGGTTGATGTTGTTGTTTTGGTTTGTTGTCATTTTGTGGCATGTTATAAAAGTTTTGATCTTTTATGGGGCGTTGCGCTTTACTTAATTCCCCATAACTTTGAGGTTTTAAGACGTAAAACTGAGACAAGTGGGAGGTATCGCTAGGAAGATAAAGAACACAAAGTTGTTCATCAGTAAGAACTGAACTTCTAGCTTGCCTCCAAAGGGGATCGCCTACACAAGACTCATCATACTCACAAATTATCCAATCGATGTAGCGACGGACAAAATGGCGGAAAGGTTCATTAGACCAACCGACCACCAAAACCCCAGCAGCTCTTAATAAAGAGTAAGCTGGGTCACAAGTACGCTCACTAAATTTGAGCGTGGTGCGAAACTTGCCAGATTCAAACCAAGGCACAACAAAACCATGCAATGTCTTATTGAATTTTCGTGATAAAAATTCACATTGAGAAACATCGCGAGGTTGATTAGTTGGACTAATAACGGTGATAAATAGCGGAGCCAAAGAATCTCGGATAACGTCAGCGTTGAAAGAAACGGATAGATCTCGAGTAACTCCAACTAACGTATCATCACCACAAACTGCCTTCATGACATCCGTAGAAAAGTTCTCGTAGTTATTGTCAGGAAAAGTTGAAAAGTAACTATAGGCCAGCAAAAAGACAGTCAACATAGTGTTTTGGTTAATAGTATCATTATCACCAGAACATTGACCGGTGTGTTTTTGGACCAAATTACCATCAGAC